AGTCCGAAAGGGCTTTTTTTTATGGAAAAATTATGGAAAAAATAACTTTTACAGCCTCGCTACCACCGATACAATCAGCAATATTATTGGATGGTATGGGAGATGGAGCAAGAATCAAGCTAGATGTACCCAGAAGTGATATTGAGGCAATATTAAAATTACAAAAACTTTCTGGAACGAGTTTTAGAATAACAATAGAGAGTGATGATAAATGGCAAGACCTAAAATAGAAATAGATAAAAATATATTTGAGGGATTATGTAGAATTCAATGTACCAAAAATGAAATATGTAGTATTTTTAAATGTGATGAAAAGACTTTAACAAGATGGTGCAAAGATATTTATGGGGAAGGTTTTTCCGATATATATAAAAAGAAGTCCGAAGAAGGAAAAATATCTCTTAGGCGTATGCAATGGAAAGCAGCTGATAGAGGTAACATAACAATGCTCGTATGGCTCGGTAAACAATATTTAGGTCAGAAAGATAAACAGGAATTATCTGGGGATAGTGATAAACCGATTATTGTTAAATTCAAGGGATAATGGAAAATGTTATAGAACTTAACTATAAACCACACGATAAGCAAAAATTATTTCATAATTCAGAAGCTCGCTGGCGTATTCTTGATTGCGGAAGGAGATGGGGTAAGACTCAATGTGCTATTGCAGAGGGGATAAGATTATCTTTAAAAAAACCTAAACAAAGAGGCTGGATAGTAGCTCCTACTTATCCGTTATCACAAGAAGATTGGCGGACATTAAAAGAAATAACTCCACAAAAGTTAATAATAGATGAGTTAAAAGCAGAACGTAAGTTTATATTTATAAATAAAAGTGAAATTGATTTTAGAAGTGCTGACAACGAAGCAGCAATGAGGGGGGCAGGTCTTGATTTTGCAATCCTTGATGAAGCTGCAAGAATTAAAGAAAATTCTTGGAACGCACTAAGACCAGCATTGTCGGATAAACAAGGTAAGGGTATTTTTATATCCACACCTAAGGGCAAGAATTGGTTTTACCGTTTATATCTCTTAGGAAAGCAAAAGAAGATTGGGTATGAAAGCTGGCATTTTTCAACAAATACAAACCCCTACTTCCCAGAAGATGAATGGGTGGAGGCAAAGAATAATTATCCTGCTGACTGGTTTAGCCAAGAATATAAGGCTGAATTTTTAGACGATATTGCAGCAGTATTCAGAAAATTAAGAGATAGGATAAGCGGGGAACTTGAAGATTATAATCCTGAAAAAAATTACTACGCTGGTATTGATTTAGCGAAATATCAGGATTATACAGTAATAATTATAATTGACAGCAGTAAACACGTCTGTTTTTTTGATAGATTTAACAGACTTGATTGGAAAATACAGAAACCTCGGATACTTAAAATCTTAAAAGATTATAGGGCACAGGCATTTATTGATAGTACTGGGATAGGAGACCCGATTTATGAGGATTTAAAAGAGGATTATCAAGAAATATATGGATTTAAGTTTACTAATGAATCCAAACAAAATTTAATTGTTGCCCTGCAAGTGGCTTTTGAAAAGGAAGAAATAACCTTTCCCAGAATAGAAACGTTAATTGATGAGTTGGAAGCATTTGAATATGAAATGTTGCCAAGCGGCAAAGTGAGATATAATGCCCCACAGGGATATTACGATGATTGTGTTATCGCTCTTGCTTTGGCTAATTGGTGTAAAGAAAAAGTGCTTTCAGATTCATCTTATATGGCAGGTTTTTCTTTACGTTAAGATTCATAAAGACAAAGGAAATTATGCAATTAGAAAATTTAATCAAATTAGCTTACCCTGAAGAGACGAAAGACAGGGCATATTCAGTTTTCACAGACTCACAGGTAGCACAGCTTAACAAGCTGATAAAGTATTATGATTACTATGAGAACAGAGTCTTTAAATACATAGAGGAAAAATACCCTGAATTCAGGCAGACTGCCAAAAGAAGTCCTGCGCAGATACCGATTAACTATTCCCGGTATATTGTAGACAAGCTGGCAAATTGGCAGTTTGAAAAGCCTATTGATATTTCTGTAAGCACCGATAAAAAAACTAATGAGAAGAAAGCTGAAGCAGTTGAAAAGGACTTATACGAAATCCATAAAGCTAATAACATGAACCTGAAGCTACAGCAGGCGGCAAAAGAATGTAACACTTCTGGCGGTGTGGTTTTCAAGATGATATATGATAACGACTTGGGTGTAAGATTTTTGCCACGACCACGAATAGAGTGTTTTCCGATTACAGGATTTGATGATTATGAGAAGCTATCAAAGATTCATTTTATAGCCTTTAAGTCCGATGATATTATCTGGAAACAGACCTTTGAGTTAGTAGATGGCAAGTGTCTATTTGAAGAGGCTACCTACAATGTCAAAGAAAACCTAAAAGTAGAGGAAGTTATCCAGAAGCCGATATATTTAGGCAATGGCAAAAAGTACCTTGATTTTATACCAGTTTATATTATTCCCAACAATCCCGCTTTAGGCATGACATGGGGGTACAGTGAGCTTGCAGACTTGATACCGATAATTGACGAGCTTGACAAAAAGTATTCTGACGCTTCCGATGCCTTAAGATTTGAGATGTTTGCTATCACGATTATGATGAACATCAAACAATTTTCTGACGCTAAGGGAAAGAAGAGTAAGCCTAAGACAACACAAGGTGCAGTTTGGAATCTTATTACTGGCGGTACAGGAGATATGAAATCAGAGATTTTTAAGCTGGAATCTAAATTTGCTTACAGGGAAACCCTAAAGAATCACATAGATAGCTTAAAGGATATATTGTTTGAGCTTGCAAGCGTTGTTCAGATAAATCCTGCGACGATTTCAAAGTTAGGTAATCTGTCAGGCGTGGCGCTAAAGTTAATGTTTGCTTCTATGATTTCTAAGACCAACGCAAAAAATACTATTTGGAAGCCTAAATTGGAACAGATGTATTCTGACAGCCTGAAGATGAGGTCAATTTACGAAAGTTACAATTACCCTGAAGATGTAAATGTAGAGATAATTCAGCACATACCTATCCCGCAAAATGAAGTAGAACAGGTAGAGATTGCAGTGAAGAAATTAACTGTAGGATTGAGTTCAATTCGTAGAGAAATGGACGCTATGGGTGTGGAAAATCCTGAAATGCTGATGGCTGAAATACTTGAGGAACAAAAAGAAGCAGATAAGAATTTGGCTGATGTGTATAACGAAAATAAATAAGGAGATATCGTGGTAAATAGAACAAGACCTTTTAGTTGCATGTTAGCAGAGGGCAAGTTAGATGGTATAACTCCATTTAGGCGTATGGGACACAACACCGCCGTAGGTGCAAGTTATGAAACTATATGGTGCAAAAGCACACTATATGCTTATTTAACCTCTGCTGACACTATAGATGTAGTAAGTGATGACGCTGCGGATACCTCTACTGGCACAGGGGCAAGGACTGTATTTATAGGCGGGCTTGATAGTGATTATAATATGCAGAGTGAAATTGTAACTATGAAAGGTGCAACTCCTGTTGAAACCGTAAATAAATATTTAAGAGTATATGGTGCAAAGGTTATAACCGTAGGCTCTGGCAGAGTTAATGCAGGAAATATTACGGTAGCTGATGTGTCTACTTCTAACGTACTTGCATACATAGAGGCAGGCGAGGGAAAATCATTACAATGTGTTTGGACAGTTCCAGCAGGGAAAACGGCTATCGTACTTAGATGGGCTTACAATGAAAAAAGCGGGAATACCACATTTTTGACTATGTTTGTAAGACCATACGGCAAGAGCTGGCTCATAGGAAAAATCAAAATACTGAAGAATGATTGTAACGATTCTACATTTGCTATACCTTTGAAGTTTGACGAAAAGACAGATATTGAATTAAGGGCTAAATCCCAAAGTGGCGGCATAGTGAGTGCAACCTTTGAGGGTTATTACTTGTAATATATTGAGGATTAAATGGGTTCAAAAGAATTTGAAAAATATATCCTTAAAAACCGTAAAGATTTTATAGCGCTTACTGAAGCACAGGATAAGGAATTAGCCAGACTTTATATCCAGTTCGCAGGTAATGCTAAAAAAGAAGCCAATTTAATTATTGATAAAACTGCATGGTCATACAGTCAAAAGAGGCAGGCGGTAAGGGAGCTTCTTAAAGAGGCTGCAAGGCTTACAGATGATTTTAAGGGGATACTTGATAAGGCACTAATTGAAAGCTGCGACTTAGGCGCTGATGTAAATAGAATTATGCTGAAGAAATACAGCCAGCGACTTGGAGAAGCTGGGGTAGATGTAAATTTGCAGAGGGTGCTATACAAAGTACCTGACGGGGCAATGAAATCCATTTATAGCAGAATTGGAGAAGATGGCTTAAAACTGTCTAATAGAATTTGGATTTTAAATAAGCGGACTAAAGGGGAAATTGAGCGGATTGTTTTAGAGGAGATAGCAAGCGGTAGACCAGCTTCTGATAGGGTTTTAGACGCAAGACTTAATAAGCTCTTAAATCCTTCAAGGCGCGCAATTAGGACAACCCTGCATGGCAGGAATGTATCCTTTGACGCAGCAAGACTGCTTAGGACAGAACGGACGATTGCTTTCAGGGAAGCCGATAGAATGGCGTCCTTGAAAAATCCCGGACTGATTGGTATCCAGTGGCATACGTCGGGAGACGCTTGCGGGGTATGTGAGGACTTGGCGAGTGCTGACAGCGGACTGGGACCGGGGGTTTATAAGCCAGAGAATTTGCCGGGAAATCCACATCCTCAATGTAAATGTTGTTATACAACTGATGTGGCAATATCCAGCAAGGAATTTACTACAAACTGGATAGAGTGGATGAACGATAAAAGTTCACATCCAGAACTTGGACGATGGTATGAAAATGTATATTTAAAGGTGGCATAATGAAAATACCGAAGAAGATTAAAATTTGTGGAATTGATTATGATGTAATAACAGAAAAATTTGATAATGAAAGTTTGTATGGCACATCAAACGAAAGAATAGCAAAAATAACTTTAAATCAAAATGTTAATGGACAGGTAAGAGAGGAAACATTTTTGCATGAAGTAGTACACGTGATTAACTGGGTTTCAGAAGTAGGACTAAATGAAAAACAGGTATCAATATTATCAAGGCTTTTATATCAAGCTTTGAATGATAATGATTTGATTAAGGGGTGATTAAAATGCCATATCCATTAGAATATTCTTGCAGGATTTTAAGTCCTGATAAGTTTCAAAAGAATAGCTTTAGGCGAATAGCACGAGGGAAGCTATCTATAATTATTGGTAGACTTAAGGGTAAGAAAACGACTACAACACAGGCTTTTCGTTACCCTAAAAATAGGTGGAGCAAAGAACAGGCAAGAAAACATTGTGAGGAACATAAAGGGACGTTTCATAATTAGGAAGGAATTATAATGGTAAACTATGGCAGTAAAGACGGACACGGCAAAGGTGTTGGGATAAAAGGTGGGGGTAGAAGAAATCAGAACTCTTCTCCTTGCGGCAAAGGTGGAAGAGGAATAGGTAAGGGGACGAATAGAAAGTAACTATTCTTAAATAGTTTTAATATATATAAACCGCATATTTAAGCACTTCGGATGAGGTGTTTTTTTATGCAAAGAAAAGGAGCGTCAAGAATGACAGAAGAAAAAAATAACTCTGAAGAGTTAAACGAAGAAACTGAAGAAGAAACCGAAGAGGAAAAGAACAAAAAATTTGACTATGAGTATGTCAAGGAACTAAGAGAAGAAGCTAAGAGTTACAGACTTGGAAAGGCAAAGTTAAAAACTGAATTTGCAAAGGTTCAGGAAGAACTTAAAAAAATTGAGAACGAGAAATTGTCGGATAGCGAGAAGAAGGAAAAGAAGATTGCCGAACTTGAAAAAAGTCTGGTAGATATTCAGACTGAATATAAGGACAAGGAAATTGATAATCTTATTTTAACGGTGGCATCCGGTAAGAACTTTGCTGATATGGAGGTTGTAAAACTTTTAGCCAAAAAAGAATTGGATAGCGAAGATGACGTGGATAAAAAGATTGTAGAAAAGATAATTGACAAAATAGCAAAAGATAAACCATACCTTGTTAGTGGGAAATCCACAACTTCCGGTAGTGGGAATTTTCCTAAGAAAAATTTAAAAGGTGAAAAAACAGATGATGAGGCATTTGGTGATTTTTTGCACGATAGAATAGGAGAATAAAATGAGTAGACCTGATATAAAAAGTAGTTTGACCGATGCGGCAGGTGGATATACAGTTCCAACCCCATTGGCAACTTCTATGTTTGAAAATATAGCCAATGCTTCGGCTATAATACCATATTTGACAAAGATACCTATGACCAGCGCAACACTTAGAATGAACGCGCTTGATGATGATGTAGTATGGACGTGGGTAGACGGTGAAGGTGGAAGCAAGACAACTAGTAATGAATCACATAGACAGATTACCTTGACCGCATATGAAATTGCAATAATCGTAAAGATAACCGAAATATTGCTCGAAGATGCTAATATTGAATATGATGCTCTGATAAGAAAAGAAATTGAAACTCAACTTTTGGCAGCATTGGAGCAGTCTTACTTAGGTTACTTTGCAGGAACTCCGTTTGCACAGACAATTAGTGGAAGTTGTCCTGTTGCTAATACAGTAGCATACGGAACTTACGCTGATTTTGTTGCTGATTGTTCGCAAGCACTAAATAGATTGGAAGTAAATGGATTCCAGAACAGTATTGCATTTGCAACTCATCCTTCAGTAAAAGCTATAATGAGGGATATGCGTGATGATAATGGACAACCTATATTCCAACCTGGAAATGCAAAAGAGCCTGGGACATTGTTCGGTTATCCAATCAGATTTTCCAGAAACTTCCAGCAAACAGGTTCACCTGCTGCATATGAATTAATCGTAGCAGACTGGAGTTATTTGTTTGAAGGTGTTAGAAACTCAATGAACTTGAAAAAGTTTGATACTGGAACAGTAGGAAGCGATAATCTACTTACCGAAGATAAGGTGGCAGTTAGGGCTAAAATAAGACGTGGATTTGCGATTAGAGATGTCAATGCAATCGCTAAGGTCACAGGGCTTTGAGCATAAGCACAAATACATAGATTAATAAACTGGGGGGTGCCTGTATCACTCCCCAGAACCTATACAGGGGGTTAAAATGATTTTAGAAACAATACAAAATAGAATAGATAATAGATTCTATTGTATTTGTAAATGTGACAATTGTAATGCTAAGTTTAGAAGGACAAGAGCAAAAACAGTAAGGGGAAAACATCAATTTTGTTCTTTGGAATGCAGAGATTTATTTAAACATAAATATCCAGAATCTCAAATAGAAGCAAACAAAAAAAGAAGCGAAGCATTAAAGGGTTCTAAGAGTTATTTATGGAAAAATGGTAGAAGAAAATATAGTAGTTATGTTGCTATTTATAATCGTAAACATCCTTTTTGTAATAAAGCAGGATATGTAATGGAACATCGTTTAGTTATGGAAAAAAAGATTGGTAGATATTTAAAACCAGAAGAAAGAGTACATCATATTAATGAAATTAAATCTGATAATAGAGAAGAAAATTTGATGTTATTTTCAACAGATGCAGACCATCAGAGATATCATAAAAAAATTAGATTAGGATTAATTTAAAATTAAGGAGTATTTATGAAAGTAATTTTAAATGTTATTACAAGTTTTGGAAATAAAGACTTAAAGCCAGGCGACGTGATAGATGTATCCCTCAAAGTGGGGCAACGATGGATTAATAGAGGTATTGCTCATAAGGCAGTGGCTGTTAATACAAGTGGAATACCAGAACCAAACAAAGAAATTAAAGCTGATTTAGTGTTTGACGAAATAGAAGAAGTTACTATGAAACCTAAAGTAAAAGTTATACCTAAAAAACTCGTAGATATACCTGATGAAGTTTTTGAAATACCTAAAAAAAGGAAAAAATCAAAAAGAAAAAATGTTAAATATAATAAGTCCTAAAGATAATTGGATACTCCAAAAGATTGGCTCGCAGTTACAGAATATTAATTGTCAGAAGGAAGTAACATATTATATTAATTGGGTATATTGGAAATTAGCGAATAACCTGAAGAAAAGTAATTTTGATGTAGTGCTTTTCACACATTTTGAAGGTAGAGATTTAGAGATACTCCATAAGGCAGATTTAATTGTTTGTATGTCGCAACACGGCAGGGGAGTCCTATTAGAGCAAGGGATTAAAAATAATAAATTAGAGGTTTGCCCTTATTTTGGAGTATCAGTTGCTAAAAGGAAAAAGATAGTAATAGGCACAAGCGGGAGAGATTACAGTAGTGGCAGGAAGAACAGGCAAGAACTGGACAGATTAAAAAAAGATTTAGATGATAGTGTGTTTGATTTTAGACATTCCGATATTACAGACGATAAGTTTTTCTCTGATATAGATTATTATTTACAGACCTCCACTATTGAGGGTGGCTCTATGGACGTACTAAATGCTATCTACAGCAGGACTCCTATAGTATCAAGGGATATTGGTTTTATCCGCAGTTTTAAAACGGATAGTGATTTTATATACGATGACTATGACGAACTGTTGATGTATTTTAAGATGGTTGAGGAAAACATAAAAGCTAAAGATACAGTTATAAAGAATTGTACTTGGGATAATTTTAGGAAATGGCATATAGAGTTATTTAGGAGAGTTAATGAATAAAATAGCAGTTTGCACAGCGATAACAGGAGGCTTTGATACATTAAAGGATGAGCAGGTAACTGATGGAGCTGATTTTATATGTTTTACAGATGATGTAAATTTAAAATCTAAAACCTGGAAAATCAAGAAAGCTAATAATATATTTGATGACCCATGCCGAAATGCAAAAATACATAAAATACTAATACATAAATATTTAAGTGAATATGAATATACTATTTGGATTGATGCAAATATTTATCTTATAGTACCTGCAAAATTACTAATTGATAAATATCTAAAGGATAATAACATTGCACTTTTTAGACACGCTGAAAGAAATTGTATATATAAAGAAGCTGAAGCCTGCATAAAATATGGGCTTGATAATATAGATACAATACAAAAACAGGTTTCTTACTACAAGGAAAAAGGTTACCCTAAAAATAATGGCTTGCATGAATGTACTATTATTTTAAGAAAAAATTGTATAGAAGTTGAAAAGTTGAATTATCTATGGTGGAGCGAAGTTTACAATCGTAGTAAGAGAGACCAGTTAAGTTTTGATTATTGTATTTACAATCTGGGATTAAAAGTAAAAGATATTGAAGGATACATCAGGAGCAATAAATATTTCAGACGAGTTGCTCATAAAAGATATGAGATTGCTGATAAAAATAAATTAAAACCAAAACAAATCATTAAAAAAGGCAATATAGCAATGATAATGAATAAGCAGACTTCTTGGAAAGGGGAGGTATTGCGTCCCGGACAAAAAGTAACAGTACCGCAAAAAATAGCAGAGAGGTGGAATAATAGAGGTTTAGCATTTTATTCGAATTGGGATAATCTGATTGAAAGTTATAAAAATGTAAAAAAATATTACGATAAGCACGAAAAAGTAAGTGTAGTAATCCCCATTAAAGACCAATTAGAGTATGTCAAAAAGTGTATTGATAGCATAAGAAAATATACCGAAAATTATGAACTTATATTAATAGATAATGGTTCTGAGAAGGAAACTAAAAAATATCTTGCTAATTTAAAAAATATAGTACTTGTGACCAATGAAGAAAATATGGGAGTACCATATAGTTGGAATCAAGGTGTCAAACTTTCTACTTGTAATTATATCTGTTTTATAAATAGTGATTGTGTGGTAACAAGAAATTGGTTAAGAAAGTTAATGCTTACTTATAGAAAAATGCCAAACGCTGGGATAGTGGGTCCGACGACTTCTTTTGCTGGAGATATCCAGTGTAATAGAACGGTAATTAAATATAGATATGCTATGAGTGAAAATGATATGAACGAATTTGCTGATAGTTTAGAAGAAGAATATATACCTCTTACAGTAGCGGGATTTTGTTATTTAGTTAAAAAAGAAGTTTTTAATTTAATTGGTGGTTTCAATTATAAAAGATTTAAACTTGGGAATACTGAAGAAAATGAATTTACCTGGAGAATGGAGCATCTGACACATTACATGGCTTATTTATGTAGAGCTTCTTATGTTCATCATTACGGACATCAGACATTCAAAGGATTGGGAATTGACCCAGCACGTTATAATTCAACTGAAAGATATAAATGGGAAAATGAAAGATATAAAGTTGAATGTGAAAAATTTGATATAAGCGAAGTTAAAGTACAGGCAAAAAAGATTACACCAAAGACGAAAAAGACAATTACATTAACCTGTAAAAATAGACCTGATTATACACAAAAGGTAATTAATAGTCTAAAAGAACAGAACAAAAAATTGGACGATTGGAAACTATATATCAATATTGACCCTGGTTGCAAAGAAGTTTTAGATATTTGTAAGAAAATAGATTTTATTGAAACAGATATTAAAATATTTAAGTCAGATGAGCCAAATATAAGAAAGAGAATAGACAAAAATACTTATGATGTAATGGAGAGAACATTTAGTGATGGTTCTGACTTTAATTTATATCTTGAAGATGATGTTATTATGTCCCCAGATGCTCTTAATTTAATGGATTGGTACACCAAACAGGATTTAACAGATATCGCCTCATTGAGTTTATGCAATCTATGGGACAGAATTGATATGCCTGATGAGAATTTAGTTTATAGGGTAAGATGTATGTCAGGCTGGGGATTTGTGATAAGCAAATTACAATTTGAAAGGTATTTTAAACCGGCGTGGCTTAAAAAACCGAGTTGGGATAAGGCAATAGCAAACTATATCAGAACATTTGAGAAGGTATATAATTTAGTACCACAGCTTTCAAGGACTTCTAATATAGGAGAGAAGGGAACAGATAATGGAAATTGCTATAGACTGTTTATGATTGGACATAAATACAATAAAATCAGAGATAAAAAGTTTAATTATTATTTGCAGGATAAAGTAAGGATATTTTAATGTTAGTAGCAACTCTAATAACTTACAATGACATAGAGACCATAAAAGATTGTATAGAATCTATCGAAGGTAAAGTAGATAAAATTATTGTAGTTGACGGTAAATTTAAAGATTTCCCGGGAGAAGAAAATATTTCAACAGACGGGACGCTTGAATGTCTTGACAGTTTCCCCAAAATTGAGATTTTATTTACCTACGGTTTAGATGAAGTAGATAAGAGAAATAATTATCTAAATGAACTAAAAGACGGCGATATTTGTTTGAACTTAGACGCAGACGAAATCCTTGAAGGTGAAATCCCTGAACTTACTACTGACATTGGGATAATACAAGTAGGTGAGCAGGGGGACAGAAGAAGGCATAGGCGCACTAATAGATTTTTCAGATACAGGAAAGGGCTGCATTACTGGGGACGGCATACGTTGATTTTAGACGAGAATAATAAAATGTTTGCTTTTCTCGACAAGGTTGGAAAAGGATACACCAGCCAAAAGATTACTGAATTTGAACTATTGCATAGAAACGACCTTAGAAGTTTTGAGAGAAAAAAGAATAAGGAAAAATATTATAAAATATTAATGGCAAGGGAGGCTAAAGTAGATGTCCCAGCTTATTGATGAAGTAAGAATACTAATAGAAGATGAAAGTTCAGAAGATTTTACAGACGAGCAGATAACAAGATATTTGAACAAATATAGGGGAACATTAGACGATTATCCCTTATCTGCCGAAACTGATGATTATCTGGTTTGGATATGTATATACAAATACCTTGATAATGTTGTATTGGATAGTGCTACAGATACACCAGTTACAGATAGTTACACTTCTGATGACATCAACGGAATTTATACTTTTACTACTGCTCAAACGGCAGTATACATAAAAGCGCAATATTATGACCTCTATAAAACAGCCAGCGACATCTGGTTGGTAAGGGCAGCAAAGGCTTCTTTTAGTGGTAAGGTGAAACTTGGCGACGAGCAGATACCACAGGATAAAGGGAATAAAGAATATTGTATTGAGAAGTACTGGGAGCTTAGACCCAGCGATACCGACGAAATGGAGAGGATATAATGTCATTGGCAACAAGTGTCCGTAACCGGCAAGCTAATTTAATCGAGCAGAATAAAGCCAGCATTGTTATTACCCGCACTACAAAAGTCAGCGAGGCTGGCGGATATACAACCTCTACTGAAGATTTAGCAAGTCAGGACGTGCGAATTTATAACAAGCGAACCAGAATATTGAACATAGAAACTGGCGGGTATTCTTCTTCAAGGATTACCAAATGTATAGCAAAATATGACGCCGATGTTAAGAGGAAAACCGCTACTAATACCGATAAATTTACTTACGGAGATAAAGAATATGAAATACGAGATGTAAAAAATGTTTACACGGGTGGTTCTATAGTTTTTAAAGAATTAGAGCTTGAGGAGCTTTAAATGGATAATGGAGCAGCGAACGTAATAAGAAACCTAAAAGCGTGGGAAGCTAAGAAAATGGCAGGACTGGACGGCTTGGGTAGAGTAACAGCAGCGGAAGTAGCGGCTAAATCTAAAGCAGAAAAGAAATGGAAAGACCAAACAGGGGACGCAAAACGAGGGTTATATGGCAAGTGGCGAGCAAAAGATAAGGTTATCGAGCATGGACATCGGGTTTCGTACGGGGTTCATTTGGAG